CTTCTTTTTGTATAAATGTTCTGTTCAAAGTCAACAGTTGAGCCGCTGCTCTATAGAATCCTCTATTGTTAATTAATGTTAATGGATACACAGGTTCATCTGTGCCCTGTAGATAGTGATAACCAAACAGTCTATCAGTCAATGTGATCTGATCAGTGCCCACTACTCCCACAGTGAGGTCTCTTCTAAAATACAAGAAGGCCCATGGGCTAGAACTTATACCAGGTTTTGGTCTTATGATACAGCGTCTGAATTCATCGCCAACTATGGAGACATTGGCCGGCAGTCTTAGGGGTAAATTTTCTTCGTAGACTCCACTTTCAACTAGCACACTCAGTTGTACATTTTTTTGTACATCACCATATGATATAACTTCACCAATTTGGAATGTACCAAATTTGAGATCAACGTCAAAAATTTCATCCCCTGCTGAGTCCAGAGTGCCTGTGTGTCCAAGTATCTGGGCCAAGGCTCCTGATGATTCACCTCTTAGGAACAGACCCTCTCGTATATCTCTGCTTCTGATAGCACTAGGGGTTGACGTAGTGTAGTCTCCAGTGAAGTCTGTACGATAGCCTCCGGTTTCTATGAAAAATCTAGGAAGAGATACAGTGACCACTGGCTGGCTGGTGAATCCAGATCCTTGATCTGTGACTGTGATGCTGACTACACTGCCACCTACCACGTCGGCAGTACCAAACGCCCCTGCTCCTCCGCCACCTGATATTCTAACAGATACCAGACCAAACCCGCTGCCACCACTGTTTACCACCACGTTGTTGACCTTGTAGGTCAAATTCAAAGTGGCTAACTGACCATTGTCGCTGTCATCTGTGGTTGCCACATTGGTACTGGTGAGAGGCAATATGGTGTATACTCCAGATGACACGATGCGGAATGTTAACACGCCGCCTGCTTCTGTGGTAGATAATATTTGTAGTCTAGCTGGTTCGCTGAATGTTCCTCCAACCACAGTTAATATATCGCCAATTTGATAATTTACACCCACTGTATTCACAATCACAGTGTCAACACTCATTAAGGCACTGCCACTGAATCCCGAACCGCTGCCCGGAGCATCCTCAATCTTGGTTAATGTACAATCAGATACTCCGTTGTTGTAGGTCAATGTTTTTTTGTAGGGGCCTATTTCGTTTCTGGCTTCTAGCACAATTTCTTCTGCTCTTTTAAGTGCAGCTTCTAAAGTGCGATAGGCATAGGCCAATGCTCGACCTTGTAGTGCTGCACTGACTCCTGGACGATCGTCAACTCCTGATGTGGCCACATACAGATTGATTGTGCTGCCAAAGGCAGAATTATCCACATATCGTTTGGTTGCAGCGATCAATCCATCATAGACATCATCGTCATCTGGCTCAGGATCTCTGGCCAGTATCAACGGGCCACTCATTGTGCCAAAAGCACCATTTACCAGCCCAGTTCTTGGATCGATAGCAGCAGTACCTGCCCTGGAAACTTTGCCATCGGCATAGCGTTTGTTAATGGCTTCGTGGTCGAATACAGGGACCAGTGGAATGCCGTCGGTGCCTAGGTCTTTGATCCTAAATTGGGTACTGCCAGATCTCGCGCTGAGATTGCCCCCTAACTGTGGGCTGGTGTCGCCAACCACTTCAGAGAACTCTGAGCTGATGCGTATTTCATTTTGATTGGTGGTAAAATCAAGACTTATACCGGCACCTGGAGTGATCTGTTTGTATACAATACCGGTTTCTGTGTTGTTGACACTGAGTATGGCATTTTCCTGTCCAAGATAACTGTTGGGGGTGTCATCTAGATTCTTGAAAGTTAGTTTCTCACCTAGACCCAATGAGCTATAAAGCTCTCGGAAGTTGTCGTTGACTTTTCTAAATGAGTCGCGAATACTGTCGCCTGTGCCGTCGTTGCCTACAACGCCGGTATCAATAATTTTTCTTGCCATGGTAGATCCTAAGATTTATGGGTGCTCTAGTATTTAGCCGAAAGTTTTATAAGCCGAATGTAAATACATGATGTTCTTAAAAAAAGAAACTCAACAGACTCAACATGTTAGACTCAGTAAACTAGGAGTTGCACACAACTATGCCAGAAAAAAGACCATTGCGATTTTTCGTTGTGATAACTGTGATAGAGAATTCACACGTGAGCTACGCAATATGGATCACAGAAGATTGAGCAACAACTATTTTCATGTGTGCGCATTGTGCGATGCAAAAAAGTTTGCTCAACGCAAGGGAGTTGAACGCAAACAGATTTGGGATATGCCCGCCAGCACCACGTTGCCAGTGGGCAAATACTAGACTCTAAAACTTTCTCCGCAGCCGCAACGGTCTCGTTCGTTTGGATTGACAAAATCGAAACCTTCGTTGAGTCCGTTGCGGACCCAGTCCATAGTTAGACCGTTTAAGTAGGCGAGGCTTTTTGCATCAACTAATACCACAAAGTCCGTTTGAGCAAAATTTGTTACGCCAGCTTCTGCTGTGTATTCATCTACATATTCGATAGTGTATGCCAGACCACTACAACCTGTGGTTCTTACACCTATGCGAATACCAACTCCTCGGCCACGTTTTGCTAGATTTTGGGCAATTCGTTTACTGGCTGTATCGGTTACGGTAATCATTAATCTTTGTCGGTGACAATAACAGCAATTTGTTCACTCTAGTCCCATTTTTTTTCTAATCTTAGTAGCACTAATATCAGTTATAGATTCGTCAAATGTTTCTTCTGCGTGTGTGTAGCCCACGCCACGACCCCAACCAATATGTACAATGTTAGGAACAACTTGTATTTCATACTGTCCTTGATATATTGTATCTAAATCTCGACGAATAAAACTTTTTACTTGTTCTACTGCAAAAGGATTTGAACCTTGCCAACCTTGCACATCACGAATCTGTATAACAACTTGCCCAGTACGAGTAATTAACCGATCAAACAATGCACGGTGCCCAGCATGCCAGGGTTGCCAACGACCTAGCATTTGTACAGTTTCTTTTTGCCAATCAAATCGCGGTCTGCGACGATTGTGCAAAATATGGTCGCCTACAAATTCTACCCATTTTTCAGCATTTTGTTCAGTGATACGGAAGTCGTACTGTTCGGGAGATTCAAATGCCCGATTGGTATCTTCAAATCGTCCTGCATCAATTGTGTCCATCCAGATGCACCAATCTGCTTTGAAGTTGTTGCGTTGTTCCACCAAGGGTGCAACAAAGTCACAGATCACAAAATCTTCAGTGCAGCTCACAGCAAAATCAAACATTCTGATACTTTGACGAATACGTCCTTCGCGGCTGAAATCCCAGTCGTTGAATCGTTTGCGAATCTCGTCGGCATTGAACCAGTCCACCTTGCTGGAATACTGTAATGGCATCAACTCTAGATGTGCCATACGCTCTAGAGGCATGGTCTGCACATTGGAATTGTCTTCAAGATACTTCTTTAGTCTTTCAGCAAAGTAAGTTTTGCCCGAGCCAGGCAAACCCATGATCAAAATTCGTTGTGGTTTCATTAATGTTTTCTCCTATAATCTTCCACTGCGGCTTTAATTGCATCTTCAGCCAATATGCTACAATGTATTTTAACTGGCGGTAGGGCTAGCTCTTCGGCAATGTCGGAGTTTTTGATTGCTCCGGCTTGGTCGATGTGCATGCCTTTGACCCACTCTGTAATGAGGCTCGAGCTCGCAATAGCCGATCCGCAGCCATATGTTTTAAATTTTGCATCTGTAATAATACCTGTATCATGATCAACCTTTATCTGTAGTTTCATCACATCACCGCAAGCAGGTGCGCCAACCATGCCAGTACCAATATCAGTATCAGCCTTGTCAAAAGATCCCACATTCCTGGGATTTTCATAGTGATCAATTACCTTGTCCGAGTACGCCATTTATTATTCTCCAATCGATTATTTTCCATATGTTTTGCAAGTATTTCTTTTTGTCTGCCTGATAGTCTAGTGCCCAAGCATGTTCCCACCAATCTACTAATAACACAATATCATTTCTAATTTCGTGATTCACAATGGTTTTGATTGAACCATCACGGGCCAAATATGCCCAGCCGCTGCCCTGTATTGTCATGGCTGTTTTTTCAAATTCTTCTTTGAAACTGTCAAAAGTATCAAAGTGTTTTTCTATAAACTGTAAAATAGCATCATAGGGCCTGTTGGCACCTTCTGGTTTTTGCAGTTGACCAAAATAGATATTGTGCAAAAATGCGCCAGCCTCATTGAAATCGTCATCACCTTCACCCTTGTTGTATCGATCAACATAGGCCTTGTACAGCGTACCGTAATGATAATCTATGGTTTCTTTACTTTTTATCGGTGCCAACTCATCGCGGTCGTAGGGCAGGGTCAACTGTATGAGTTTGTCTTTTCGACCTTCGATAATAAACTTTTGGATGAATTTAAATTCCATACTTGTATTTACCGCTAAATAAATTCCTAAGGAGATTTAATATGCTAGGATTAATTAAGAAACTATTTGGTGCCAAGCCAGCAGAACAAACTGCAGAAGTACCATACAAAGTTGAGGCGGCACCAGTAATTGAGTTAGTACCTTCACCTGCTCCGACAGTTGAGGCAGTGGTTGTTGTTCCAGAAGCAGTGATTCCTGCGGCTGTAGTTGAACAAGCACCTGTTAAAAAGCCTGCACCTAAGAAACAACAGTTTGCCAAGAAGCCTGCTGCTCCAAAGACTGCAAAGCCAAAAACACCTCCTAAGCCAAAAGCAAAACCGGCTGCTTAAGATCTTGTTTGTAGAGTGCAAAGCTAGATAGATTTTTAGCCTTGCTTTCGCACATGATGTCAAAGCGGTCACGGAATGTCAGAGCCCATTCATTTACTGCTGTATTCCAGTAGAATTCTGAATGTGCTCTGAGCTTTTGTTTCTTGTAGCCCTGCTCTAAGAGGGTCGAAAGATTGGGACGGATGTGTCCGGGATGGTCAATAAGACAGTCTTCCCGTGAAACACTATAATGTAGCACAGGGCGAACGCCACGCCAGCTATCAATAATCCGCTTAACACGGTCGTCAGTTGCTTCAATGTATTCTCCAGAGTTAATCCAATGATGATGAATGTCCATGACCAGGGCACAGTCCTTGACCAACTCAATGCTTGAATCAATGCCCCAGGTCATCTCGTCATTCTCG